ACTTTAATCCTCAAGGGGCCCCACGGGTAGTGGGGATGGGCAGAATGAGAATCGCGATCAAGTATTACTTACTATCGCGGTTCTCAATTCTCACCCGCCCGCCGCCCGCCTAAGCCACGTATAGATTCGTGTGGCGCAGCAGAGATTCATGTGGCTTGGAAAACGAGCCGGCTCGTTTAAAAACTATAAAAGGAGCGATTCCCCCTCATTTTTTGAGCATCTGCGCCCCGGCTAACTCGAAGGCAATGGAACCATGGCAAGCTCAAAACATCGTAGGCAAGGAATCTTTTGGCTCCTCACCGTCCCCTCCCCGAACTCCGTCTGTGCTGGAATGGAAAGCGGTAACCTCCCTGATGGACTTGTCTGGTGTAAAGGCCAGAAAGAAAGAGGTGAATCAACCGGTTATGAACACTACCAGCTCGTGGTCGCCTTTGCCAAGAAAGTGTCTTTACCCGGAGTTACTCGAATGTTTGGAAGAAGCTCCCATGGTGAACTCTCAAGATCAGAAGCTGCCAACGCATATGTGGGAAAAGAAGAGACTCGCATTGGAGAGCCGTTTGAACTTGGGGCTAAACCGATTCGGAGGAACAACAAAACCGATTGGGACTCCGTATGGACCGCCGCCAAGTCCGGAGATCTCGATTCCGTCCCCGCAAATATCCGAGTGGTGTCTTATCATGCCTTGCGAGCAATCAGATCAGACCATGCCCAACCTCAAGCCATTGAAAGAAGAGTTTATGTGTTTTGGGGTAGTACAGGAACTGGAAAATCTCGTCGTGCTTGGGATGAAGCGGGAGAAGGTGCTTACTCTAAGTGTCCACGATCCAAGTTTTGGGATGGCTATCAAGATCAAGAACATGTTGTCATTGATGAATTTCGAGGAGGTATTGATGTGGCGCACCTGCTTCGATGGTTTGATCGTTATCCGGTCCGTGTGGAAATTAAAGGGAGCTCGCGGCCTTTGGTTGGAAGGACAATATGGATCACTTCGAACTTGGAGCCCTCTAGTTGGTACCCAGGTTTAGATGAAGAAACCTTTCAAGCTTTACTTCGTCGTTTAACTGTGGTTCATTTTCCTTAATAAAAATGTTTAATGGTAGAACCTCATTTGGACCCGGAAATCGGAGCGAGCGAATCAATGGACTTAATGCTAATATGCCTAGGTCTCATCGTCGTAACGTTCTTAGTAGGAATATGGCACGCTTACCACCTGAAGTACGCCAGCTCGTGTTCGAAAGATGGCACCAAGGAGTCATGTCTCGTAGAGGTAGACGCACGGCCGACCACTCGCTCCCTAACCGTGCCAGGTTGACTGTTGGAGCAAGGAGATATAGTCGTGTCAGGTCTAATAGGTTCTTTCCTGTCCTGCGTGCTCGAAGAAGGTTTTCTTAATAAAAAAATGAAAAGACGTTGGAATTCTTCAGGTCGTTCATCTGACTCAAAAAGAAGGAAGAAAGACTCTGGTTATGTTAGTCGTTCAAGAACTAGGCCTAGTCGTACCTTGCCGCCTGTAGAAGGTGCTCAACAAGTTGGTAGGGATTCCACACGTAGGTTTAATGAGGGCATTTCTAATGGTGTCGCATCCCGAGTTGCTAGAGAAATTGGCGGTGCCGATTTTGTTCCTCTTAAACGTTTGTATGATACGGTGTCTACTGCATCCGATATTGTTGGTAAGTATGGAAGATTGGGCACTTACATTCTTCCCCAAAAAAAAATGCCTAAAGGTAAAGCCAATACTGCTGTTAGAGCTCAGAAGGCCTTGGTTAATAGGTCTTCAATGGTATCCAAGGGTAAGGTCCGTGTTAAAAAGACAAAGACAATTAAGGTCTCACCACGGTTACGTAAACAAATTAAACAAGTGTTGGTTGGTCAGCAAGCACGAGGTTCATTTACTACCATCAAGAATGGATTTGTGGGTTCCCTGATTGGGGCTAGTGGTGATATTTTTACTTTGGCTGGGGATGATTTGGACAAAACTCAAGCTCAAGTTGTGTACGGTAGTGGTGCTCTAAGCATTCCTGGCCGTACATTGTTTAATCAACTTGTTGACTGGAGACCTAGTCCAACAGCTTGTGCTATTGTTCCTCAAACTGGTTTGAATTTTTTTACACCTGGAAAAATTATTGATGCTGCTTCGGTTTTGTTTAATAAGAAAGGCTATGGTCAACCTTATAATGTTAATGGTAACTTGACCGTAACTTATGCAAAGCCTGGTGGACAACCGATTCCTACTAATCCTGGGAAATTGAAAATTAATGTCCTATCTTCATCTGTTCAATTTACTATCAAGAATCGAGTTGTTTCTATGGATATTTGGGAATGTACACCAACCCTTAAATTTCAAGAAACTAACGCTTTGCAAACGGTGCTTACCCAAAGTCAGACACTAACTGATGATGCTGCGGTTGATAATAGTTTTGAATATTTTATTAATCGAGCTGCTCCTGTACACAAACAAACTGCTATTTTGGATCCAAGTGTTGACATGGTTGCTCTTGCTTCCAGTGTAATGGGTTTGAAGTTTAAATGGAAGAAACGTTCTATGGTTTTGGCTCCTGAGGAAACATGTATTCACAGTATAACTGGTCCGAAAGGGATTTTGGATTACAGTACCTTAACTACAACTGTACCAAATACTGCAGGTACTGCTGCAACCTCTGGTGTTATTCTCGACTCCTTGGTGAAAGGCTGGTCTGTTTCTTGTATTATTGCTTGCCATGGTGATTATGTTCAACCAATTAGTGCAAGTCAAGGCGGTAGATTTGTTTGGGCTGCTGCTGCTGGCGTACTTGGAATGCCTGTTGCAGTCGAAGTGAAAGAAACTTATCATATTGCTGTCCCTGAGGTTGCAGGGTTTTTGACTCAGGATGGAGGGGCTGGGTCTGTTCAAATGCTTAATTTGAGAAAGAAAAGAATTGCTGTGTGGAACCAACAGCAAGTTGGGAATACTGCTTACACTGTCAGTAATGAGGTTAATCCTCTTGCTGAAGGCGCCAGTCAACAGAATCAATAAATTTTATT